GACCAGTGGGTGACATGCCCGGTCTGCGGGAGGGAACAGCGAGCGCAGACGGTTAAACTGCGTAGGCTCAAGACGTTGTGTTGGGATGATTCCAGGCGCGGGTCTGCGGCTGAGATAGCCAAGGTGTTCACGGACGCGGGGATCACCGTCAAAAGGCATACGCTCACCGTGTGGAAATCCCGAGGCAAGCTTGATGTCACGCCCCAAGGCATTTCATACAGCAGCGTCTACCGGCTCGCCATCAGTGGCGGACTTGACAAAGAGCTGACTGTGACCGCATAATGTCAGTGGATTAGTATCGAAAAACCCAGCTCATGTGGCTGGGTTTTCGCGTATCTATGCTTTGTTTTTGCGTGGTCTCCCCCCTCCGACACCACGTCCCGGACGTTGGGCGTTCCATTCATCGATGGTCTCGGGCAGCCAGCCGCGCGTGCGCCCTATCGTGGCGTCGGGTTCGGGGAGTTTGAGGTTGAGCAGGCCGCCGCTGGTGATGCCGAGGCGTTCGGCGACCTGTTTGACGCCGAGGTATTCAGTCGTCATTGTTGCCTTCCTTGCCGTTGGTGATTCCGGCCGCAAGGCCCATGATTCCGGCCGCGAGACCGAAGCTGCCAGATACTATCGGGCTGTCGGATAGCGCGCCGCCCAAGGCCATGGCTCCGAACGTCAGGGCCACGATTCCGAAGATCAGTGAGGTTCTCATGATGTGTTTCCGATGGGATAGGATTGGCGGGGAGGTTCCGGCTGGTAGGGTTGGTCGGAACCTGTTTTGCTTCTTGTGCTTCGGTCTTCGTCTGATTGCGATGGTTATGGCTATCGCGGCGAGGACGTTGGCGATGATGCCGTTGATGACATCGAACCAATCCTTTGGATTCATCGGACCTCCTTTCTGCCGACATATCTATAGTAACATAATAACTATAGATATGCAGGCCGGGGACACCAAGACACGCAGGACCAGGCAAACAACAAATGGCACTACGCAGATGCTCATACACCCACTGCCCGCAGCTCATACCCGCAGGCAAACGCTACTGCGCCGAACACGGCAGGACCCACGAGAGGGAGAGGGGCACCGCCACCCAACGGGGGTATGGCGCCCCACACAAGCGGCTCCGCGCCCGATGGCAAGCGGCCATCGACAACGGGGCCGCACCACTCTGCCCCCGCTGCCACCTGCCCGTTACCCGCGGCCAAGCATGGGACCTCGGGCATAACGACCGGCGCGACGGATACAACGGACCCGAACACGCGAGCTGCAACCGCAAAGCGGGAGCAGCCAACAGCAACCGCATGCGCGAACACTGGAACAAACAGGAACCAACACCCCCGCCGGAAAACTAACGGCGACGGGGTGGGGATGGAACCACGCCGAACCCCGCCGAAACCGCCGGTGAGGTGACTCGCAAGTTTTTGCGTTTCAAACATTTCAGACAGGGATTGGCCCGAGACAAGGACCGACCCTCCCCGAACCGCAGCCAAGAGGTTTGGGAGGCGGCGAATCGTAGATACTACGCGGAACAGGACAGATGAGGGGCGGCCCGCGACCGTCTGTTTACGCTCCAACAGGAGCCGAACGAGCGGGACGTAGTGAGAAATATGGGCGTGACGCCGCTGCCTACACGTCGAAGGAAGAGGTGATTGGCCATGCCCAGCGGTGGGGCCCGCGCGAAGGCGGGCAGGATGCCCGACCCTTCGTCCGAGGCGTTCCAGCAGCGCGCCGCCGGCCTGTTCGCTCTGCCCGCGAACGGCTACAGGCGGCCTCACCCGAAGTTCCCGCTGCCGCGGTACGTCGTCTGGTTCACGTTCAAGGACGACGACGGCTTCCATCGCGAGCCCGACGACGCGGCTTCGGCGCAGTGGAACGAGCGCGAGCGTGACGTGTGGAACGAATTGTGGCGCTACCCGCAGGGGTATGCGTGGAGCCGCCCGCAGTACAAGTACCTGCAGCACATGGTGGCCCTCTACGTCCGCCAGTACGTGCTGTGCGAGTCTTCCGACGCGAAGGCCGCCGACCGGACGACCCTGTGCCGCTACGCGGATGCCATCGGGCTCACCCCTCAGGGGCTGCGGCTGAACGGTTGGCGCATCGTGGCCGACGAGAAACCCCAGCCGCATAGGAAGAGCGCGAAGATAGTCGATTTCCCTGATCCGCGCGACGAATGGCAGTCGATGCAGGAATAAGCGAGGTGTCGTATGGCGGAACGTAGGCAGCCTCCAGCCTCGCTGGGCTTCCTGATGGCCGCATGGACTCGCGCCCACTGCGTGGTGCCTTCCGGCTATGACCTCAACAAGCCGTTCAGCCTCGTGGGCTGGCAGTTGGCGAACGTGGTGGACTTCTACACCGTCAAGGCCGGTACGCGGTTCAATGCGTCGCGCCCGTTGCAGGGCGGCGCGTTCCAATGGCGTCGCGGCCAGATCGTCGGCGGCCAGAAGCTTGGTAAGTCGCCGTTCGGCGCTGCCGTGGCCTGTTTCGAGGCCGTGGGCCCCTGCGTGTTTTGCGGCTGGGCCGAAGGCGGCGAGGAGTTCCGCTGCGAGGACTGGGGATGTGGGTGCGGCTTCTCCTACGAGTACCGTCCGGGAGAGCCGATGGGCATGCCCAGGCGCACCGCGTTGGTGCAGCTGCTCGCCAACAGCGAGGAGCAGACCGCGAACGTGTACCGGCCTTTGCAGACCATGGTGCGCAACGGCCATCTGGACGACCTGATGAAGGTGCGCGAGGGCTTCATCCGCCTGCCCAACGGCGGGCGCATCGACCCCGTGACCGCCTCCGCCCGTTCGAAGCTGGGCAATCCCGTGAACTTCGCCCTGTGCGACGAGTCCGGCGTGTACACGAAGCGCTCCGGCATGTTCGAGGTCGCCGACACCGTGCTCCGTGGCGTCACCGGCATGGACGGGCGCATGCTGGAGCTCACGAACCCGTGGGACCCCATGGACGCGAGCTTCGGGCAGGCAACCTACGAGTCGCCGGCGACGGACATCATGAAGTTCTTCCCCCGGCATGATCCGAAACTCGATTTCACCGACAAGGATGATCGGCGGAAGATTCTCGAATTCGTGTACAGGGGTTCGCCGTGGGTGAACCTGGACGCGATTGAGGCGACATGCGAGGAGCTGTTGCCGCGTGACCCGGCGCAGGCGCGCCGTTTCTTCGGCTGCGAGCTCGTGCAGGGCCTCGGCTCCTACATGCCCGAAGCCCTCTACGATGACGGCATCGACGAGCGCCCGTATCCGGCCGACGATACCGAGATATGCCTCGGCTTCGACGGTTCCCAGTCCGGCGACTGGTCGGCGATTCGCGCCGAGACCGTGGGCGGCTACCGGTTCACACCAGTCTACGGCGTGGACAGGCGGCCGACGTATTGGAATCCGGTCGAATGGGAGGGACGTATCCCACGCAGCGAGGTCGATGCCGCCGTTTCCGACCTGTTCAATCATTTCAAGGTCAAGCGCTTCTACTGCGACCCTCATTTGTGGGAGTCGCTTATCGATGATTGGAGTGTTCGTTTCGGCGAGGATGTGGTGGTACAGTGGCCAACGAACCGCATCGGCCGCATGTACGATGCGCTCACCCGTTTCATGACGGACACGACGGACGGCACCACGACCCACAGCGACGACCCGGTGGCGAAACTGCACATGATGGCGGCGCGACGGATCGCCAAGCCGGGTGACAAGTACGTGCTCGGCAAGCCGAGCGAAAACCAGAAAATCGACATAACCATGGCCGACATCCTCGCGCACGAGGCGGCGTCCGACATGAGGGCGCTCGGCTGGAACGCAGGCGGCTCACCGGTCATGGTGTACGGCTGGTAAGGAGGCTGTTGTGGAGCTGATACAGGCATCGAGGCTTTCCGACGATGACGCGAAGCTCATCAGGAGCCTCACCTACCGGCTTGCACGACTGCGCAAGCCCCATAGGCAGTGGGATGATTACTATCGCGGACGGCAGGTCATCCAGAGCATCGGCATCGCCGTGCCAGCCGAACTCCGCTCGTTCGTTTTTCCGCTGAATTGGCCGCGCATCGTGGTCGATAGCGTCGTGCAGCGCCAGCAGGTCAAATCCTTCTCCATACCGGATGACGACAAGGTGTCAAACGAGCTGCGCGACCTTTGGGAATACAACAACATGGAATCGCAGCAGGTGCTTTTGCACACAGAGACACGCGTGCAGGGCCACGGCTTCGTATGCGTCGGCGCGAATCCGAAGGACAGACGGCATCCACTGATCACCGTCGAATCATCCAGGAACATGATCGCGCGCATCGACCCGCGTACGAGAACCGTCGAATCAGCGCTCCGCGTCTATTTCGACCCTTGGGAGAACGGGACGCCGGACTACGCGACACTGTACATGCCCGAATACACGCTCTGGCTAGAGAGACAGCACGGCAAGTGGGTCATGACCGGCCGCGACGACCACCACCTCGGCGTCGTCCCTGTTGTGCAGTTCCTCAACCGTCCGCGCGCCGGCGACTTCCTTGGCGAGAGCGAGATGGCCGACGTGGTGCGGCCGACAGACATGGCCGCACGCGCCATCCTCGACCTGCAGATCGCCATGGAAACTCACGCGGTGCCAGGCAAATGGGCGATCGGCGTCACACACAACGACTTCATCGACGCGAAGACCGGACAGCCGGCATCGGCGATAAAGACCTATTTCAACTCGATGCTCACCTCCAAGAACGCAAACGCGAAATTCGGCCAGTTCACGGCATCCGACCTGTCGAACTTCAAGACGGTCATCGACCTGCTGAGCGAGCAGATGAGCGCCATCACCGGTCTTCCGATGCGTTATTTCGGAATGAACACCGCCAATCCAGCAGCCGAGGGAGCCATCCGCGCCGACGAGCTGAGACTGGTGAAGAACGTCGAGCTGAAGAACGACGTCGACGGCGATGCGTGGTCGCAGGTCATGGCCGTGGCGCACAAGCTCGCCACCAGCGACGACATTAACGCGAACCTGGTGCGCTGCGACTGGGAGGACCCGAACACGCCTACCTACGCTCAGCGTGCTGATGCGATCACGAAGCTCATGGCGTCCGGCATCCTTTCCCGCGAGGGGGCATGGGACGAGCTTGGCTGGAGCGAGGCCCGCAAGGACAAGGAGCGCGAGTACTTCGCCAAGCAGATCAGCGAATCCTATGGCCAATTCATGAAGGACGTGGACTATGGCAACGATGGCGGGGCAGACGCTTCCACAGGAGGCGACGGCGCAGAACCGTCTGCTGCGCAGTCGAAGCAACCGGCTGGCCGCGACGGTGCTCAGACTGTGGCATAAGCACGCGCAACCAGACTTCGACCTCGCATTCGCCGACATGATGCCCGATCTTTTCAGGGCATTGGATACGGCGCAGTACCGGATCGCCAAGGACGCGATCGAATCCACTCCGAAGATCATGGAATCATTCGGAGTGCTGGCGGCGCACCCGGAGTACAGGCCTGATCCATGGCAGTGGGTCGGCGTGAACGGCAACGGCATGAACACCGTGGACACGATGTGGACTGCGGTCACCGTCGGCAAGAAGGCCGTAGTGAACGGCGCACCGGTGGACGTGGCCATGGACCGCATAGGCGTGACCCTGGTGCTCAGGACGCGCACCATGCTGGCGGACACTCACCGGTCGGCCACGAGCATGACCGCCCGCGGCATCTGCTACCAATCCACCTACGTGCGCGGCCTGACACCGCCAAGCTGCGGCAGATGCGTCATCCTCGCCGGGCAGCCCTGCGGCAAGACGCCTTTCGAAAGGCATCCGCGCTGCGACTGCATCGCCGTCTACACCGGCCTGAAAGCACCGGCAAACGCATGCACCAGTCCGAGCGAATACCTTGATTCACTGGACGAAGGCCAGCTCGCCAAAGTCCTTGGTGGAAGGGCCAACGCCCGAGCCTACACGGACGGAGCCGACCTCAACCAGCTGGTTAACGCCCAACGCGGCATCCGCACCGCCCAGATCGACGGGCGGAACATCAAGTACACGACCGAGGGCACCACGCGCCACGGCCTCGCAGCGTCACGCATGATCGACTCCGGGTATGCCAGGGAATTCGTCAAGAACGGCGGCCGGTACACGAAGATCGACAGGCCGCGTCTCATGCCAGAGACGATTTACGCACGCTGCGGCGACGATCATGCGAAGGCTTTGAGCATGCTCTACAAGTACGGCTGGATTCTCTAGCCGAGATCGAATTTTTTCACCGGCATCGCGATGGTGTCGGCGCCGGCACGCGATGTGCCGGCCAAGGAAACCACAAGGAGAAAACAATGCATAGGAAATGGTGGAATCTCATCCGCATCCGCACCATCGAGACCGGTTCCGAGCCGGGCGGCGGAGAGCCGCCGCAATCGGAGCCGCCGCAATCGGAGCCGCCGCAATCCGACCCGCAGGCGAATACCGGCGGCGAGGGCGACGAGAAGCTCAGCGAACACGGTCTGACCGCGCTCAAGAACGAACGCCGGGCCAACAAGTCGCTGCGCGAACAGCTCGCCGCCGCGAACGCCAGAATCAAAGAGTTCGAGGATCGCGACAAGACCGATGCGGAAAAGGCCCGCGAGAGGATCGCCAGCCTGGAGAAGTCCAACACCAGCAATGCCGCGAAGGCACTGCGATACGAGGTCGCCGTCGACAAGCAATTGCCGAAGGCATTGGCGGAACGACTGCAGGGTTCCACTCGCGAAGAGCTGGAATCCGACGCGGACAGCCTGCTGAAGCTCGTCAGCGTGCAGAACAACACGAACGTCAAGCCCGACCCGAGTCAGGGCAAGGGCGGCGACCCGAAGCCGAACAGTCTCTCCGAAGCGATTTCCGCATATTACAAGTAACCGATTTTTTAGGAAGGAGACAACCTTATGGCTGTCACTCTCGCAGAGGCGAAGAACAACGCCCTCGAAGACTATGATCCTTTCGTCATCGACGAATTCCGAAAGTCCAGCGTCATCCTCGATTCCCTCATCTTCGATGATGCCGTGAACCCCGCCGGAGGCGGCGCGACGCTCGACTACTCCTACCGTCGACAGGAGACCCAACCCACCGCCGAATTCCGCGCCATCAACACGGAATACTCGCCGAGCTCCACCACGACCAAGAAGTACAGCACCACACTCGCCGTACTCGGCGGCGCCTTCGAGATCGACCGAATCCTCGCGAACATCGGTCCGAAGGGGTCCGACGAGGTGACACGCAACATCAACGACAAGGTGAAGGCCGCGATAACCCTGTTCCAGGATACCGTCATCAACGGTGATACCGGTGTGAACGATAAGGCCTTCGACGGTTTGGACAAGGCGCTCACTGGCTCAAGCACCGAGCTGAAGCCCACCTCCGACGCCTACGACTGGACCGACCTCGAAGGAGAGAAGGGCAACAAGGCCATCGACACGCTCGACGAGTTCCTCGACCTGCTCGACGGCACGCCGACCATCGTGGTCGGCAACAAGAAGGCCCTTGCACGCGTCCGTGCCATGGTGCGCCGCACCAGCATGTACGTGCGTGAGCCGATCGATGGTCTCGTCAACGCGAACGGCCGTCCGGTCAGCCGCGAATCCTATGGCGGTATTCTCTTCGCCGACGCCGGCGAGAAGGCCGGCAGCAACGATCCGATCATCCCCATCGCCGCAGACGGCACCACCAGCCTGTACGCGTACCGTGTCGGCCTGGACGGCTTCTGCGGTATCACCACCATCGACGGCACCCTCGTGAAGACCTGGCTGCCTGATTTCACCCAGCCGGGCGCAGTGCATCGCGGCGAGGTCGAGCTCGGTCCAGTCGGCGTCGCGTTGAAGGCCACCAAGGCTGCTGGCGTGCTTCGTAAGATCAAGGTCAGGTGATCATGATGTGGCGAATCGAAGCCCCGAATAACGAGTACAACGGCGTCACCGCCGGCGTGACCTTCGTCGGCAGCGTCGGTGAGACCGATATGGAGCCGTCCGACTATTTCCAGCGCCACGGCTACACGGTGGCCGAGGTGCAGGCCGACGAACCGGACACGGTCGCCGCCGCCGCGAAGCCGAAGAGGAAGACCAGTGCGAAGGATGGTGAATGATGAAGGAGACCAAGAACGGACGCCATGAGAACATGATCCCGGCAAGCGCGGTGTATGTGTCGCAGTCGGGCGGCGCGGCTAAGCCGCTCGACACGGTGCTGTCCGGCATGCCCGCCAAGCAGGCTGCTGCGGTGGGGGATGCTACCGCAGGTCAGGAGATGGCCGCCATCAACGCCTTGCTGGCCAGCTTGCGCAACGCCGGTATCATCGCGAAGTGATTCCATGACCTGGGCGCAAATCGACGATGTCGCGGTCGAGCTCGGCCGTGACATCGCCTTCGACAGCACCGAAGGCAAGCAGATCGGGAAATGGCTCCGCCGCGCTGAAATGATGATCCGTAACCGCATCCCGGTGTTGGATGAATGGTGTAGGGACGAGAGATATCAGGAGACCGTCATCGAGGTGGAATCCGCCGCCGTAGCACGCAAGGCGCTCAACCCTGAGGGTGTGAGCAGCACCATGCTGCAGATCGACGACGGTAACATGCAGACCAGTATCGACAGTTCGCGCAGTCGCGGCGAGGTTTCCATCCTCGACGAGGAATGGGACATGCTGCTGAAACGTGTCAGCAGCGATCTCGCTACGGCGGTCATCGTTCCGGAACCCGTGGCCATCCCGCTGCCGCACTACCCCTACGATTATTGAGGAGGTTGACATGCCAAGCATGGCACCTCTCATCGGAGCCCTTCCGAAACTACGCCAGATGGCCGAAAGCCTTATGACCGACCAGTGCGTCGTCACCCGCCCCGGAGCCGCCACAACGGATTCGGACACGGGACTGCCGAACACCGGCAAGGAACAGGTGTACGAAGGCAGCTGCAAGGTGCAGACCAGCGGTGGCCTCGCCAGCGAGCAGACCGAAGGTGACGCGGCCCAAGCTATGGGCGCCGTCTCGTTGGTCTGGTCTTTGTACGTGCATTTTCCATATGGCACTCCAGGCCTTCGCACCGGTGACATGGTGGAAGTCACGGAATCCGCCAATCCGCTGCTCGCCGGCAGGCGGCTCAGGCTTGTCTCACCTCAAAGCGAGAAGACGCACGCCACAGCCTGCCGTTGGAACGTGAAGGAGGACGCATGAGCGGACTGTTCGACGCTTCACAATTGACGGCCTTCGGTGACGTGCTGTTCGCCAAGGGCGTGGCTCGCCGCGTCTTGATCTCCGCAGCTGTGAAGAAGGGCGCGCAGAACGTCAAGAACTCGATTCGCGACGATCTGAAAGGCTCAGGCAACAAGGCGTTCCGCAGTATTCCGATCACCTACACGGTGAGCGAGACGCCCGGACGCGTCACCGTCGAGATAGGCCCCACCAAGGGTGGAGCGGGTTCGCTCGCGAACATCGCGTTCTTCGGCACCGCGAGGGGTGGTGGAACGCACCGGTTCTACGAGCATGGCGAGGAAGAGCTTCCGAAGCTTGCGGAATACGTGGCGCGTGCCGCAGTGGAGGGATTCTAGTGCAGTCGATAATGACCCTGTCGGACACGATCCTCGACCATGTGCCAAAACCTGCGGATGGGTGGAAGGTCTTCAAACAGACCACGCCAAGACCGACGGAGAAGCCGCCGTGGGTGATCGAGACGGTCACCACGAACGGCCATATCGTCGGCGAGACGCAACATGTGCATTGCGGCATCGGCATTTTGCTGGTGCGTATCGTGAGCGCCACAGTCGATTCCGTCAACGTGCTGGCCGATGATCTCATGATTCCAGCCTTGGCTGGAAAACGGTTCGTCGCGCAGGGTTTCGACACCGGCTGCCTGACCCTTTCCTCCGATAGCGGAGCCTATGCCGCAGGACTCACCGCAGAGGACACGAGCCTGCTCTATCAGGTGCGCCTATTGACTTTCAAATTCAACTGGTCACGCATGTGACCCCAAATATCTAAGGAGGAGTCATGGTTTTGACTCTGGGGACTGAAGTTCCTTCCACACCGGCGGACGGTCTGGTCAACACGATCTGGGTGCCGTCCGTCAAAAACATCCAGAAGCCGACCGTTGCGGAGATCAACGCTGGAACCGACCTGAGTAACTACGTCACCCTGGGCGGCTGGTCGTGCTCGCCGTCGCAGGATTCCATCTCCGACCAGCGCGAGAACAGCGCGCAGGATTACGAGAATCCCGGACGCAAGAAGATCAGCGGTCCGAGCATCGAGGTCATCGACAATACGAACACGTCGCATTCCACGCAGAACGCGGCAATGGAGACGTTGACCGAGGGTGCGGAAGGCTACTTCGTGCGCCGCTACGGCAAGCCGACGGATTCGACTTTTGTCGCCGGCGACATCGTGAACGTGTATGCGGTTCGCGTCGGCATGAGCGCCAAGGTGGCGATCGCCGCGAACAGCGTCCTACGCAGCAAGGTCACGTTCTCCGTCCATGCTCCCGGCTGGGCGGAGAACGTGAAGGTCGCCTGATTGATTCTTCCCGCATCGGACTTTCGTTCCTTTCGCCGGTGCGGGACCCTCTTTTCTCTTTTCCGGCAAAGGGACATGAATATTAGAGCGAAGGAACACATATGCTTAAAGTCACCAGACGCACTCGTGAGGTTGATATTATCCTCAACCAGCAGACCGCCGAGGATATTGCGCGATTGGGTGATACGCTGGCCGAGGAGACTACGCGCGAGCGAGTCACGGAGGCCGGTACGAACCGGCAGGCGAAGGCCACCGCGCGGCGCATCGAAGAGCTGCGCGAACAGGCGGATGCGGAGACATTGAAGCTCACGTTGCGGGCGTTGCCGGTCAGCAAGTGGGCGCAGGCACTGGCCGCGCACCGCAATAAGAACGGCACGAACGACATGTTCGGCACCGCCGCCGCGGCATTGCCTCTCATGCTTGACTCCGCGACCATCGGCGGCAAGCCGGTGGCCGACGAGGACAAGACCGAACAGGCGTGGCGGAATCTGTTCGACGAACTCACCGATGGCCAGTTCACGCCGCTATGGCGGGCCATCGCCGAACTGAACGGCACCGCAGCGGACCCAAAAGCGGCATTCGACCTCGCCTCGAAGGTTCTCCACAATTAGTCGAGGATTTGCGCATCTGCCGCCAGCTCGGCATCTCTTATAAGCGTTTCATGGGCTGGCGTCCGAGCAGGGGCGATGAGGTCGAATGGGATGAGACGGAGCGTAATTGGATGCGCTCGTTGGCGGAATACGAACGGTCATTGTGCCCGATGTGCGGTTTGCCTCGTTCGATCTGCCAAGACCCGAAGGCCGAACTCACCATGCATGCCGAAACCAGCGTCTGCTGGGCCACCGCGCACATGCAGCAGGCCATGAAACGGTGGATTGACGCGAATGGCAGGGACAATCCGGCGGCGAACGCTTTGGTGGCGCATTTGACCTGACATTTTGGAGGCTGCTTTGGCGGAGAACAAGAACATCGTCATCCGGTTGATGGCGGACACAGCCTCATATGAGGCTGCGATGACCCGCGCCGGAAGCACTGCGAGAACAGTCGCTTCGGGCATGGAGAACACCGGCCGCAAGTCCGCGCTTATCGCCAGTGGTATGACCGCCGCAGGACTGGCCGTGGCCGCGTTCGGCGTGGCTGCGGTGAAGATGGCCGCAGACTTCGACCAGCAGATGAGCACCGTGCAGGCGAACACCGGCGCGACCAGCGCCCAATTGGACCAGTTGCGTGCCGCCGCCATCGAAGCCGGAGCTTCCACGGTTTATTCCGCTTCGGATTCCGCCGACGCGATCAACGATCTCGGCAAGGCCGGCATGAGCGTCACGGACATTCTCACAGGCGGCTTGTCTGGCGCTTTGAATCTGGCCGCGTCCGATGGAATGTCCGTTGGTGATGCCGCCGAATACATGGCCAACGCGTTGAGCATGTTCCATCTGAAGGGGTCTCAGGCTTCCCAGGTGGCCGATACGCTCGCCGCAGGCGCAGGCAAGGCCGTCGGCAATGTCTCCGATTTCGGCGAGGCGTTGAACAATTGCGGCGCGCAGGCGAACAGTTTCGGCATGAACATTCAGGAGACCACTGGCGTACTGGCCCTGTTCGCGCAGAACGGCACCATCGGCGCCGAAGCCGGCACGCAGCTGAACAGTATGCTCATGAAGCTGGCCGCTCCGAGCAGCGAAGCGTCCAACACGATGAAGGAACTTGGCATCAGTGCTTACGATGCTCAAGGCCATTTCGTCGGCATGGCGAATTTCGCCGGCCAATTGCAGAAGGCCGAGAAGGGTTTGACCGACGAGCAGCGCAATCAGGCGAACGCGACCATCTTCGGCAGCTATGCCATCAAGGCCGCGAACTACCTGTACGAGGCCGGCGAGTCCGGTGTCAACAAGTGGACGAAGGCCGTATCCGAAAGCGGTTACGCCGTCGAGCAGGCGGCCGCGAAGAACAACAATCTCAAGGGTGATCTGGAGAATCTGAGTGGTTCGATGGAGTCCTTGATGATTTCCGTTGGTGAGGGCGCTCAGGGGCCTTTGCGCAAGATGGTGCAGGGCTTGGATACGCTGGTTGACGCGTTCGCCGGTTTGCCGTCCGGAGTGCAGCAGACGCTCGTGGTCATGGCATCATTGGCCGGCGTGTTCGGCGCGGTGCATAAGGCCGCGGGTAATCTCAACGGCAGCACCAGCACGATGGCCAACAACATCGGTCTGGCCATCGATCCGATTCAGCGCGTCAAGGCGGCGCTCGGCTCCGCGCAAACCGCATTCCAGATGTTCAAGGCGTCCTCGATGAGCGCTTCCGAACAGATGGAGGCGTTCGGCACGTCCGCGTCCAAGGCGGAGTTGAAGACCGCTGGGTTCAAGACTGCAGGCAGCAGCGTCATCGACCTGCTCGGCGGCCCGTGGGGCGTCGCGATCACTGTGGCAACGACGGTCCTCGGAACGTTCATCTCCGAACAGCAGAAAGCCCAGGAGCGGTCCACGCAACTGTCGAACGCCCTGCAGGAGGGGGCTTCAGCCGCGCAACACTATGAGAAGGCGCTGTCCGACTCGTCCGGCGCGAGGGTCACCGACAACTGGCTCGGTCGTCTCATCACCGGCTATGACAACGTGTGGCAGGCCATCGACAAGGTCGGCATCAAACACAGCACGTATATCAAAGCCATCCAAGGCGAGAAGACCGCCGTCAACGAAGTCTACAAGGAGCTTGACGCCTACCGCACCCAGCTCGCGAACCAGGGCGGCCTGTTTACCGGCAACGAGTACAGGGTTGTGGCCAACAGTCTCACTGAGCTCCAAAAAGGCTACAAGGAAAGCCAAATCTCGGCGGCCGACCTCGCGCAGGCCGAAAAAGAATCCACCCAGGCAAGCATCGACAAGACAGGAGCGCTCCTGTCGGGGGCAGACGCGGCCGGCCAATCCGCCGACAACGCGCAGGAAGCGGCCAGCGCCGACGACATCCTCGCCGAAGCGTTCGGCGCTACTACGGACGCCGTCAGCGACACCGCCAGCGCGCTGTCCGAAGTCATCGACGCGATGCAGACCTACTATGGGTTCGCCATCAGCTCGTCCGACGCGCAAGTCGACCTCGCCAACAAGATTTCCTCGGCGAACGATGCCATCAGTCAGAACGTCAAAACCCTCGACCTGAACACGGAAGCCGGACGCGAGAACCAAAGCGCCCTGAACGACATCGCCGACGCGGCGCTCAAATGCGCCAAAGCCCAAGCGCAGAACGGAGACAGTCTCAACGACATTTACCCGAACATCGACAAGGCACACGACGCGTTCACCCAACTCATGCAATCCCTCGGCAAAACACCGGAGGAAGCAGAAGCCGCCGCACAAGCCTATGGACTCACACGCGACGCGGTCAACGAACTCGTCAACGGCCTGCAGAACATCCCCGATTCGAAAACCATCGAAGTCACAGTCACCGGCGACGCCGTCGCCGAATTCGAACAGGTCAAACTCGCCGCCGAAGAAACACCGGACGGCAAACACGTCACCATCAGCGGAGACAACACCGACCTGATGAAGAAAATCGCCCAAGCCACAAACGCCAAAATCGACCCCAAAACCGGCACCCTCACCCTGGACGGCGACCAATACATGATCGCCCTCGCCATCGCGAACGGAGCCAAAATCGACGACAAGACAGGCTACCTCAAAGGTGACAATTCCGATGCGATGAACAAATTCCTCCAAACCCAAGGATGGAAACTCAACGACAAAGGATTCATCGTCAACTCAGACGACTCACCCGCCATGAGCGTGCTCACCAACCTGAGCAACTATCAGATCGCCGACAAATACTTCCAAATCCACGGAACCTACGTCGACGAGTCAGGGGGCACATACTCATCCAGCGGATACCGTCCGAAAAACGCCACAGGCAACATTCCGACAGGAGCCACCGGCGGCCTCTACGACGGCGACCGATTCCGATACGCCAACGGAGGCTACGCCTTCAACGGCTACGTCGACCCGAAATGGGCGCCAGGCACCGCGACCAGCGACAGCGTTTACCTTGACAACGGCCGCATCGCACGCGGCGAATACGTCGAAAACGCGCTCGCCACCAGCTATTACGGCGTCGACGTCATGGACGCGTTGAACCGGCGCGCCATTCCACGCGAAGTGTTTGCCACAGCCAATCAGATGACAGGCAATCAGGTCAGCGTACAGGTTGATACCGCTTCCGTGGTGGCGGCGATAACCAGCCTGCACAATGATCTTGGCGCGATTATCAGCGCCGCGTCCGATGATTCGACGGTCAGCGACCGTGACTTGGGGAGGTTGATCCGCAAATATGCGCGAGCTTAAATACACGTCGCACGATGGCACGGTCATCGACCTCAACACCGATAGTCTGTGGGTCGCCGATTTGCAGGAGATGCGAGGATACGCATGGACGTACACGCTGGCCACTCGCGGCATCAAATCGGTGAGCCGGAACGCTTCGACGGCGAAAATGACCGTCCGCACCACGGAGCCGTCAAGATTGGACGTGGTGCAGACGGCTTTCGATTCGGACGTGCAGGCGGTTACGCCGGGCACGTTGACTGTCGATGGCGAATGGTTCCAGCGGGCGTATGTCGCCGGCTCATCGCTCGGTCTCGTGCCATGGCCGGAATACGCGCAAGTCGATTACACGATTGTCCTTTGCGATGGCGTCTGGCGTCGCGCTCTGCCGGTGCAGCATTTCTTTCCGATGACGGCAGGCACCGGTGCGCAGATTGACCTTCCACTGGACTTGCCGACCGATTTGGCTCCGTCGAAAATCGCCTTGACGGTGAATAATCCGACCGGCAAGGCCGCTGAGTTCACTGCGGTCATTTTCGGCCCTTGCGTCAACCCGTCTTTCCGGATTGGCGGCAACACCTATGCGGTTGATGTGACAGTGCTGGAAGGCGGTCATATGTCACTGTCGGCCACCGGATTACGGAAGACGATAACGTTGACAGACGAAAACGGCGACATTTCGAATGTTTTCGACAAGGGCGTTCGCGGCAACGGCAGTGGAAGCGGCTCATATGTTTTCGAGCCGATACCGGCAGGAGATTCGCTGTTGACGGTTTCCGGCAATTATGGCATCGACTTGACCATGTTTGACGTCTCGGGAGGTGTGCCTTGGTTGACGTTATCCTCGCCGACGGCAAGCTGACGCCACATGCGAGCGTATCGCAGGTGACGTTGGATTGGGCTTGCGGCACGGACGAAAACGATTTCGAACTGACCATCGATGACGCACTCGCTCCGAACATTTCACAAGGCTGGTGTTTTTGGCTCGATGGAAGTGATGTTGGAGGCCGAATAGTCGATCGTCGTGTGTCCGTCACCGGAGGAACTTCCACGACAACCTGGATCGGCCAATCGTGGACTGGCATGTTGGCGGCGAAGATATTGCAGCCGGACGCGAATCAGGATTACCTGACCGTCTCCGGCAAGCTGCCTGACATCCTCAAAAGCCTCTTGAAGCGCATCGGTTTGGATTCGGTGTTCACCGTCGATTCCTCCGATGCTTCCACTCTGTCGAATTGGATGTTCCGGAATCCACGTTATGTGGACGCCTACACAGGATTCCGCAATCTGCTCGCATCCTGCGGCAGACGCCTCGACTTCCAAGCCAAGGACAATCACATCCTGCTTGGCATCACGCCCGTCAGCATCATCGACAATACGATCGACTCCGACTTGGTGGATTTCAAGGCCGAGACCAACCGTCGCGCGGTGAATCATCTCATCGGCCTTGGCTCGCAGGAGCTCAAGAACCGTCTGGTGGTCAATTATTTCGCCGACGCGACCGGCGTGGTGAGTCAGACACAGACACTCGTAGGCGCTGACGAAGTCTGCGCCACATACGATTATTCCAACGCGGATTTGGGCACGCTGCAATCCGAGACGAAGAAGCATCTGCAGGAATTGCAGACCGGTGGTTCGGTCGAGGTGACGTTGTCCGATGAGGTCGGCGACGGTCTGCGCGTGGATGACAAGATTGTTGCGACGGATCAGGCTTCCGGCGTCAACGTCACCGCCGTAGTGACGAAACGGATCGTGAAAATCGATTCCGGGATTTTGACTTCGACGTTCGAGGTCGGACTGCCGGTGCAGTCGGCGAACGCGAACTATTCCGGTTCTTCCTCTTCGTCTTCGGGTTCGGCTGGTGGTGGCGTGTCTTTGACGGCTGGCCGTGGCCTGTCGATTTCAGGCGGCACGATCAACGCGGAGGTCGCTTCCGAGGATTTGGATGCCGTCAGGCAGGTCGCCGAGTCGGCGAACAGGACGGCTTCCGGTTTCGCGGCGCAGATCGGCAGGGCGAATCAGACCGCCGAGGATGCGAAGTCGATTGCGGCTGACGCGAAGAGTGTGGCCGACAGTGCGAAGTCGGGCATGATGACCGATTCCGAACGGTCGAAGCTTGCTTCGGTCGAACGGGGCGCGAACGCCTACACGCTGCCGGAGGCGTCCACGGATGTGCTTGGTGGCGTAAGGGTGGACGGCAGCACGATAGTCTCCGTTGACGGTGTGATCAGCGCGCATGTCGGCGACGGCGCTTCCGGGAGGGTCGTGTTTCCGATCGGATATGTGGTCCAGAACACGACGGGCATCGACCCCTCCGTGGATTTCGGCGGCACGTGGAGGCAGTTGCCTTCGCTTGGTTGTTTCACTTTTGAAAGGATTGGATAGTGAAATCTGACGGTTACTCGAAGTACGTGTGCGACAAGTGCGGCAAGACCGCTTATGTCGCCGCTGGCGATACGGAGGCGCGTGAATGGTTCACCGTGCGCCGCTATTCGGCTGGCAAGGCGACCCGCATCGCGGATGATGTGCCGCCTGACACCTACGAATTGTGTTCCAAGTGCAATGCGTCGTTCATGACGTTCATGCAGAAGGACGATGAAGCGTTTGAAGCATGGTTGAAGGAGGTCGGACAGTGACCATCGAACTGGTTGACGGCAAAGCCGGAACCGCGCATATCAGCAGCGAGGACAAGGCGATCATTCACCAGGCCAAATTCGGCAAGTCCGATATGGTGTTCGATTGGGGTGACGTGCTGAAATGCACGATGGGCAGTGCGAACAAGGCGACCATCGGCACGGGCTGCGCGAGCATACAAGGCTTGGACTGGCATATCACGGCGGCGGAATCGGTGACGATCTCCAACGGGTCGCAGGGCATGAAACGCAATGACATCATCTGCGCGCATTACCATCGAGATTCCAAGACCGGTAATGAGAATGTGGAATTGACCGTGTTGAGGGGGTCGCCGAACGCGACGACCGCCGCCGACCCGACCATTCCGTCCGGGAAGATACTGTCCGGCGCGGTTGACGCGTACATGCCGTTGTGGCGTATCCCGCTTGACGGCATCACGGTCGGCACGCCGGTGCGCCTGTTCACGCCGAGGGGGGGCTTGTGGGATTCCGTAACCCTGTATAACGCGAAGGGCTTCACGGTCATCCGTACCGGCATGATGATGCTGGTCAAATACTCCGGCAATATCGGTAATGGCAGTTGGGATTCAGTGCAATGCGAATACGTGCTGCCCGCCGAATTGCGTCCGCCTGTCGAGGTCAATGGAATGGTGTGCGTGTCGAACGGGCAGACGGCGAGAATGCTCATCGTCAAGCCGGACGGAACCATCCGATGCGCGAACATGGGAGCCGCTGGCAGCAATCAGAATTGCGTCGGCTCGCTCTGCTATCCGATCCCATGAGGATAGTTTTCCGTAACCCAGCAATGGAAACCGCCGTATACGAACGACAGCCTCACTCTATGTCGCGTCGGACGTATCGTCACGGTCAGCGGCAACGTCAAGTTCACCGGCAGTGGACAGCAGAACTACTCGACGGCGAATGAGACCATCCCTGAAGCGTTCCGCCCGCTCGCCGATATGAGCATCATCGCGTTCCCGTCCTGCGGTTTCAGTCTGCTTGTCGAGCGTGACGGGAAGGTGCAGATGCTAGGCGACCCGAAATCCGCCTACTCCACGGCGCACGGCTGTTGGATGGCGGCCTAGACGGATTCCACACCATCAGGCACCGGAATGATCCTCTGGAAGCATTGGACGATATCGGACGAGCCTACGCCTCCGATAATCGTCACCGACCCGTCAGTATTCCACCTCGCCTGTTTGCCGTACGCGACGCCGTTCACGTTCGCGACGCACCCAAGATTGACCGTTTCCGATTCCGTTGGATAATCCCACACATCGTCATGTTGCCGTTGGGCGCGCGGGTGTGTGGGTTTTCTCATTGTTCCATATCCCTGTTTTCTAGGAGGATGTTTTGACTCAGATTAATTTCGATTTCGGCCATCCAAGCGCCGATGGCGTCGCGGTTTTGGCCGGCGAACTGGTGCATGTGGTGCCGACAGGCCGGTTCAAGGTCGGCAAGCGCATCGTCGTGCGTGACTCCTTCGACGTGCGACTGTCGGAAACCGGCACTGCCACCGTTGATGTTACGCCGACCGACAACACGTTCGCGTATGAGGTGACGGTAGGCGAATCGCCGGACGCTTGGCGTTTCGTCCGATGCGTGCAGGTGCCGAATTCGGACACGCCCGTGGCGTTCGCGGACCTGGTCGATGTGGATGCGAGTACTTTGGCTCCGGCGCTTAACAATGGTGCGGCGCTGACGTATCTGCTTGCTTCTTCCCTGTCCGAGGCGCAGGCCATGTCGGCGGCGAATCCGGGTCAGATGGTGTTTTATCCGGAGGGCAAGGCTAAGACGGTGGCTTCGCAGATTTTGGAGGATTTGACCGGTGCGCGTGCCGTGGTGGAGGCTCAGAGTGCCGTGGCCGCTCAGGCCGCGAATGCCGCTCAGGCCGCGTCCGACGCTACGCAGGCCGCCAGCGCGCAGGTGACGGCGGTGGCTGACAGCATCACCGAGTCGAAAACGGTCGTGGAATCCCATGCGTCCGAGGCTCTGACTGCGATTGACGAGGCGGTGAAGAGCGTGAAGGATAAGGCGTCCGACGTGTCTGGCGAGGACGGGACGGATGCCATGCTGACCGATTCCGCCGATTCCGCTTCCTCGCAGGAGGCGTGACAAATGGTTGTACTGCTCAACGGCGTGAAAGTCGGCCTCCCGTATATGGCCAATAATGGCCAGCCGGTCTTCTGGAACGCTCTCTACAACGGCGTGCAGGTATGGCCGCCAGCCGCCGAAACGCTCGTGGACGTATGGCTCAAACCGGTCGATTTCACCTCTCAGGCGCTCTATGCCGACCATCCCGAGGTCAAGGTGGCCGCTCAGAAGGTCTTCGCCGACGGTCACATCGAGGACGCGTCCTTGACGCTTTCCACGGCGGATTCCACCGTGGCGAGCATCACTGCCGGCACGGTGAGCTTCGTTTCCGACGCTTCGAATTTCCTCGCCGTCCTCAAACAGGACGCTTTCAACCCGTGTCACGTGTCGATTGGCGAAGGCGGCAAGGCTTTGGGCGCGAAGCAAATCCTCGTCCAGCCCGACCGGCCCGATACGGTTCCGGTCGGCAGCCTGTGGTGCCGCACCGAGAAACTCCACAATGATCTCAAGTATTACACGGGCGCTGTCGGCGACGATGCGAACGTGATGTGCTTCCTCATCGACCGTATTCGCGAGGTGTGGCGCAGGGAATGGGATGGTTGGAAGCTTTTGACGGGAAAGGAATTGGAGAATCATGCAGAGGATTAACCGGTAACTGTACGGACGCCGCGCAGCCAGGCACCGTGCGGAGAAGGCGTTGGAGGCGATGCGCGATGAGCGCGTATGAGGCCGTTAGGATTCGGCTCGACCCGACCCCACGGCAGACACGGCTGTTGGAGTCCCATGCGGGTGGTGCGCGTTTCGCGTACAATCTGATGCTCGCGCACGTCCGGCGCCAAATCTCCTTGGGTGAGAAACCGGACTGGACGTTGTACGCGATGCGCCGCTGGTGGAACGAGTGGAAGGACGAAATCGCCCCGTGGTGGCGAGAGAACAGCAAGGAGGCGTACGGCAGCGCGTTTGAATGGCTGTCCCAGGCGTTGAGGAACTGGTCGGACAGCAGGAAGGGCAGGCGCGCGGGCCGTAGGGTGGGCTGGTCGAAATACAAGTCGAAACGCTCCAGCGTCCCGCGTTTCGCATACACGACCGGCAGCTTCGGCCTTATCGAGGACGACCCGAAGGCGTTGAAACTGCCACGCATCGGACGCGTGCACTGCATGGAGAACGCCACCGAACGCGTTCCGGCGAAAAACAGAAAACGGAAGAACCGTAATCGTCAGGTCGGCGTGGATTTGGGCGTCAAGACCCTCGCCACCCTGTCGGATGGCACCACGTTCCCCAATCCACGCAACTACGTCCGCACGCAACGGAAACTCCGCCACGCCCAACAGTCGTTGAGCCGCCGCGATAGGGGCATGAGCCATGGATGCGGGTCGAAACGGTACAACAGGGCGTTGGAGCGTGTGCGCCGAATCCACGCTCGCATAACCGCCCAACGAGCCGACAACATCGGCAAGCTCACCACGTGGCTTGCCGACAATTATTCCGACATCAGCATCGAAGACCTCAACGTGCAAGGCATGAGCCATAACAGGAGGCTTGCCAAACACATACTGGACGCGGACTTCCACGAGTTCCGCCGCCAACTGGAATACAAGACCGCACGCGCCGGCACGAGGCTCCATGTCATCGACCGCTGGCATCCAAGCTCGAAGACCTGCTCGAACTGCGGGACGGTGAAAGCCAAACTGCCCCTGTCCGAACGCGTCTACCATTGCGGCAAGTGCGGACTTGTCATCGACCGTGATGTGAACGCGGCCATCAACATCCAAGTCGCCGGGAGTGCCCCGGAGACGTTAAACGCGCGTGGAGGAAGCGTAAGACAGACCCGCCTTGAGTGCGGGACAATGCGGCATCCGGCGAAACGCGAACCAAGCGGCGGCGACAGTCGCGTGAGACTCGGAGCTGGTCTCGGCAACGAGGCCATGCAGATGACTTCGCTCTAGCGACAAGCTAAAACAAAGTCATCTTTTTTTTGGTTTGCGGAGACCCTGTCCTTTAGGGCGGGGAGGAAGCAAACCGTCCTCCTTTCACAGATTGATATGATATAATGTGAAACATGGTCAGAAGGCATGCATGCAAGCGGGCGTACAGGTTCCGCTTCTACCCGACACCCGAGCAGGAACAACTGCTCAGGCGCACGGTCGGCTGCTGCCGAAAGGTCTACAATCTCGCGTTGGAAGCCCGTTCCGTCGCATGGACGGCGGAGCACAGGAGCGTCACCTACGTCCAGACCAGCGCCATGCTCACCCAATGGAAGAAAACAGCTGAATACTCGTACATGAACGAAGTGTCCTGCGTGCCACTGCAACAGGCGTTGAGACACTTGCAGACGGCGTTCTCCAACTTCTTCAAGCAGACCGGCGACTATCCGAGGTTCAAGGCCAAATCCCACGGCGGAAGCGCCGAATACACTCGAAGCGCGTTCAAATGGGATGCCAAGCGCAACGAACTCACGCTCGCCAAGATGCGCGAACCATTGCCGATACGATGGTCCAGAACACTGCCCCGCAAGACGGAGCCGAGCACCGTGACCGTAAGCTT